GCGTTTGAGCGGTGGGAGGTCTGGCGGATGTATGCGGACCCCTACTGGTGGGAGGGTTGGCTGGCGTCTTGGCACGCCCGCTGGGGTGATAAAGTGATGGAGTGGAGAACGAACCGGCTCGGACAGATGGCCGCATCGCTTACAAACTTCGACACGGCGGTCCGGTCGGGCGAACTGACGCACGATGGAAATGAAACCTTGGCGCGTCACATCGGAAACGCCTGCAAGCGGATCACAAACCTTCGGGATGGCGAGGGCAAGCAATTGTGGGTGATCTGCAAGGAACGCCCGGACTCGCCCCATAAGATTGACGGGTCGATGGCGGCAGACCTCTCGTGGGAAGCGCGCACGGATGCGATTGCGGCCGGAGCCTTGCAGGAGGTCGGGGTGATGTTCCTATGATCTGCGCTTTCTGCGGGGCGGAACCGGCGCGCTACAAGTGCCTATTCTGTGGCGTAGCCTACGGCGAATGCGGTCATGGGCATGAAGCTCGCCGCCATGAGTGCGCTGAGTTCAACCGGCTCGCGGACTACTGGTTCCGCTGCCCGTGGCCGGTCTTCCTTGAGCGGCGAATGCTGGTGTTCGGGCGATGATCGACGGCGCCGACCGCCGCGCGCTGGGAACCTTCGCCGTAATGATCGTGGCTGTGGCGGTAGCGACTCTATCGATGGCGGCGGTATTGGCGGTGGCCATCCGACTGTTTCTCTACCTGAGCGGAGTGTGAAATGCTCGTGTATGTCTGGAGCCCAACCCTTCAAAGGCACATCCTGCTAGAGCCCTTCATTCCGACCATCTGGCAGAAAGACTTGCTGATGATGGTAGAGAGGTGGAGAGATGGGCCTGATCGCTGACACGCTACGGATCGGCAACAAGGCGCCCGCCTTCGTGCAGTCGCAGGGCGGCTGGGGCTCGGCCCCGCCGCAGACAAGCTATCTCGGCTTCGCGCGCGCCTACGCCACGAACGAGATCGTCTTTGCTGCCATCGAGCTGCTGGCATCGTCCGCCGGCGAGCCGCATATCAGTGGCCGCCGCTGGCGCCGGGAGAAGGCCACCGTGCGCGCCGAGCAGAAGCTCTACGCCGCGCGGGGGCTGGGGCAGGGCAACGCCCGGCTGGTGCAGAACAGCTTCGTCGAGGAACTACCAGCGCATCCGCTTGTGAGGCTGCTGAACGCCCCGAACCCGTTTATGTCCCGTGGCCAGATGTGGGGCACCGTCGTCATGGACCGCTGCCTGGCGGGGAACGCCTACCTTCTCAAGGCGCGGGTACAGGGCGGGCCGCTAAAGGGCACGGTGGCGGAGCTCTGGCGGCTGCGTCCCGACCGGGTGAAGGTGATTCCCGATCGCGACAAGTTCATCGCGGGCTACGAATACAACATCGGGACGGAGAAGATCACCTACCCCGCGTCAGACATCATCCACTTCAAGACACGCAATCCGCTGAACGACTACTACGGGATGCCGCCGCTGATGGCGATCTCTGGGCGTGTGGACATCGACGGTTACATGAAGGAGTTCCTGCGGGGCTTCTTCGAGAACGGCGGGACCGGCCCCGGCGCCATCCTCACGGTCAAGGGGAATCTCAGCAAAGAGACGAGGGAGAAGATCGACGCGGAGCACGACCAGCGCTTCGGCAACCCTAGTCGCCCGGGCAAGCTGATGATCCTCGACAACACCGAGTCCACCTATCAGCAGATGGGCCTTAACCGCGGGCTCCGCGATGCGCTGCCGAAGGAACTGAACGCGATGCAGGAGTCACGGATCGCGATGGCGTTCGGGATCCCCGGCTCCATCCTCGGCCTGCTGATCGGCTACGAGTCCAGCTCCTACGCCAACAAGCGCGCCGACTGGCAGGTCCTGTGGGACGTCACGATGGCCCCGATGCTGAGCGACCTGGACGACGTGCTGAATCTGTCGCTGATCCCGGAGTTTGGGCAGATCGATGAAGTTTATTTTGACTTGGATGACATCAAGGCGCTGCAGGAAGACGTGGACAAGATTCAGGAGCGGGAACGGAAGAACTTCCAGTCGGGGATCATCTCATTCGAAGAGGCGCGGGATGCCATCGGACGAGACCCCGCCGTGAGCGAAGGTAAGTTCTTCGTGCCGTCGAACGTTCAGCCGGTGGAGTTCGACGATCTGTGTGCGGAGCCGGAGCCGGTGAGCGCGCCGCCGGTCCAGCCGGAACCGATGCCGATGGAGCCGATGGCGGCGATCATCGAACGACCGAGTTGCCCGACCTGCCACCGCGGGAACGGGCGCAACGTTCAGGCTGGTGCTGCGCTCTGGTGCCGGACCTGCAAGACGGAATTCGTCGTCAGCGGCAACGGAGCCTTGACATCCTGAACCGATAACCCGATAATACTGGCAACTGAATAGCAACAGGCCATAGCGCCTCTTTCGCGGACCTGAGCGTCCCGATGGGGCGCTTTTTTGTTGCTCGGAGGAGCGAATGCGAGAACGGTTCAGCAGCCTACAGCCAGCGGCAGACCTGCCGGAGCTACGGGCCATCCTTGCGGCGCGGCAGAAGCCGGAGGGCGAGCAGGGCCGGAGCTGGTACAGGATCGTCAACGTCTCCCAGTCCGAAGCCGAAATCTTCATCTACGACGAGATCGGGTTCTGGGGCATCACGGCTGGGGACTTCGTGAACGAACTCCGCGACATCAAGGCCAGCACGATCACCCTGCGAATCAACAGCCCCGGCGGCGACGTGTTCGACGGGATCGCCATCTTCAACGCCGTCTCGCGGCACCCGGCGACGGTGAACGTCTTCATCGACGGGATCGCCGCTTCCGCTGCCTCCTTCATCGCGATGGCTGGTGACGCGGTAACGATGATGCCGCACAGCCAGATGATGATCCACGAGGCCGCCGGGCTCGTGATCGGCCCCGCCGACGATATGCGGAAGATGGCGGACATCCTGGACAAGTCCAGCGACAACATCGCGTCCATCTACGCCGAGCGCGCGGGCGGGACGGTCGAAGACTGGCGCGCCAAGATGCGCGACGAGACGTGGTTCTCGGACCAGGAGGCGGTAGACGCTGGCCTGGCGGACGGCATCGATGGCGAGGAAGCCGAGGCGAAGGTGGAGCTAACCATCGTGAACGAAGACCCGGAACCCAAGCCCGAGCCGGAACCTGAGCCGGAAGCTGCACCCGACTTTGGGGCGCTGTTCAAGCAAATCAGCGAAGAGGCGAACGAGAGTCTCTTCGAAGTTGTAGCCGAGGAAGAGTACGCGGCGGTAGCCGCAGGAGGGCAGGACAATGATTGACCCCCTGTTCATATTGAAGGCGGAGCAGGTCGATAGGGGCTTCGGCCACTGCGACCCCGTGCCCGATCTTCACGTTCGGAAGAGCAAGAACTTCTGGGTTTACTCGGATGGCACCCGTCTTCCGATGATCGCCGGCGGCGCGGAGCCAACGGTGAAGGACAAGCCGCCCGGGTACATCGCCAAGGATGCGATCCCAGAGACATCCGAGGAGCTGGCGGAACTGCTCGCTGACGACAAGCGGCGCGTAGCGGTTTTCGCTGACGCGGAGACGACCGCCGACTTCCTCAAGAAGTACCAGCGGGTCGTCAACGACAAGCGGCCCGACATCGCTCGCATGATCGAGGATGGCGTAGAGAAGGGCCTGCGCGGCTTCCTGATCGATAGCGGCGTGAACCGCCCGGACGTCACCGGCAATATTCAGGAATGGGAGCACCCGAAGAAGGGCAGCGCCTACAACAAGCGGGCGGTTGGCGTCGCGCTCGACAAGGAGTTCGCCGACACTGCCGACTTCATGCTCTCGATCTGGCACAAGAATCTCGCCGGCGAGGAGAAGTGGCGGCGGATCAGGAACGACTACTCCAGCATCGACCCGTCCGCCGGTGGCTTCCTAGTGCCCGAGGTTCTACGCTCCGAGCTTCTGCGCTTGGCGCTCGAAACGGCCCTAGTCCGCCCCCGCGCCCGGGTGATCCCGATGGACTCAGCGCGTGTCCCCTTCCCAGCCATCGATGTCACGTCGCACGCCTCCTCGCTGTTCGGTGGCATCATCGGCTCCTGGACGGAGCAGGGCGCCTCCATCGCGGAGACGGAAGCGGTGTTCGGAACGGTTGTCCTCGATGCGAAGAAGCTCGCCGCCTACTGCGAGGTTCCGAACGAACTCCTCCAGGATTCGATCATCTCCTTCGCGGCGTTCGTCGATCAGATTTACCCGGAGGCGATCTCCTGGTTCGAAGATGACGCTTTCCTGACGGGAACCGGCGTCGGCCAGCCGCTGGGTATCACTAACAGCCCGGCTCTGATCTCGGTTGCGGCAGAGACGGGGCAGGTCGCGACGACTATCGTCTGGGAGAACATCGTCAACATGTACTCCCGGATGCTCCCGGCCTCTCTCGGGAGGGCCGTCTGGGTGGCGAACATCAACACCTTCCCCGAACTGGCGAAAATGGCTCTCGCGGTGGGCACCGGCGGCTCGGCCATCTGGCTGAACAACGGCGCCGATGGCCCTCCGATGACGATCCTGGGACGCCCGATCATCTTCACCGAGAAGCTGCCGACACTCGGCACGGTGTCCGACATCATGTTCGTGGACTTCGGGTACTACCTGATCGGCGATCGGCAGCAGATGCGAGCCGAGTCCTCGCCGCACGTCAAGTTCCAGAACGATCTCACGGCCTACCGTGTCACCGAGCGGGTGGACGGCCGGGGTTGGCTCCAGTCGGCGCTTACGCCGAAGGCAGGCAGCACCCTCTCACCGTTCATTGCTCTGGCGACGCGGTCCTAACTAACGTAGCCAGCCCCGGCAGGCAATAAACCCCCTGCCGGGGCCAAGACCCAGGGGGCCTTAACCTCCCCCCTGGGACGGGCATAGGAGGTTGAAATGGCAGCGACAATGGTCGGAGCCCTGGGGCGGCTGTTCGATATCGGCTGTGGTATCTCTCCGGTCAACCTGAACACCGGCGCCAACACCGGCAAGCGGATCAGCATGCGGGGCGCGAAGGGGATCACCTTCGTCGTGTTCGCAGGTGTTGGAACCGCCGCCAGCGATCTTGCCCTGGACCTCCAGGAGCACACCGCCTACACCGGCGGCACCACTGCTGACCTGGATATCATCACGAAGTATTACATCAAGGACGAGACGGCACTCGACAACGATGAGACGTGGGTGCTCGTCACGCAGGCGGCGGCCTCGGAGATCACCGACGCCGGCGGCACGGGCGTATCGGCTGAGCACGAGCAGATCGTGGTCATCGAGGTCACGGCGGACCAGCTCAGCGACGGGTACACGCACATCAGCCTGAACGCGCCACAGCCTGGGGCGACGAAGCTGGGATGCGTGCTCTACATCCTCTGGGGTCTGAACTCGCAGCGCATCCCGTCGA